TAAAAGAATGTTTTTACAAACCTAGACTAACAACATCAGAGCTTGTTACACTAAATAAAAGGTTTGCAGGAGAATCACTAATAGTAGGAGATTCAGCAGAACCTAGACTAATCTCAGAAATAAAATCACATTGTAATATAGTGCCAAGCATAAAAGGACAGGGTTCTGTTACATTTGGTATTAGCTTATTGCAAGACTACGATTTAATAATAGATGAGGATAGTATAAACCTTATTAAAGAGCTAAACAATTACGCTTGGTTAGAACGAAAATCTAACACACCTATTGATAAATTTAATCACTTATTAGATGCAATTAGGTATGCTGTAACATATCAATTACAAAATAAAAACAGAGGTAATTACTATATTTCTTAAAAAAGATATTAAATATTTTGTGGATAACTAAATAAGTTGTATATTAGCAGTATTAAAGTTCATTAAAATATTAAATGCACTTGACTAAATTAGAAAACTGAGAATTAAATGCTACTCAGATATTAGATCAAGTCTCAATCTTAAAGGTATTGAGTTAGATTTTTAAAATCATCGTTAGCACGAAAAAGCAGGGAAAGTAACCTTTAATAAAAAAGAGGAGACAAAGTGTGAGGTAGGGGTCGAATCCCTACAAGAGAGGTGCAAGTCCTCTCTCCTTTTCTAAATTGCGAGATAGAGCAGTTGGTCAGCTCGTGAGTCTCATAAACTCAAGGTCGCAGGTTCGAATCCTGCTCTCGCATCTAAATGAAAGTATATAAAATAGAATATTGGTTTTTATCGTTTATAGGAGATGAGGATAATGGTTACGATTACGATATAGTAGAGGTAGAAGCTATAAGTCCAAAACAAGCATTACTAAAGGCAAAACAAACAGCACGTAGAGGTGCAAAACATTTTACAATATTATGATAAAAGCAACAATACATTTTACAACTAATACTGGTAGAGTAACAACAGTAACAAAAGAATTTAATGGTCAAAGGCATATAGACAATTTTGTAACTTATGCCACAAGCTATTGGAGTAACATAACAGGATTAGACAAAATAGAATATGAAAAAAGTTAAATTTATACTAAAGATAGTTGGAGAGTTTTTATTTGTAGCATCAATATTTTTTATGTATTGGTTAGCTATGGTTATCTATTATGGATAAAATTTATTAAATTTAGATATGGATAAAATACAGAACTTACACGATCTTAAATATTATACTAATATGAACCTTGTAACTGAGTTAGCTTTAAAGTGGGGTAAATTAAAACCTGACAATGAAGAAATACAGGCATTGTCTAAGGCAATTACAGATATTGCATTTTATGTAATTAGAGTACAAGAAGATTTAGCACAGCACAAGATAGCTATTAGTGATTACAGAGAGGACAAAAATAAAACAATATTAAAGTATCGTAGAATAAAAGAAAAATTTATTAACTTAAAGAAACTACAAGAAACCACTTAGTATTTCATAGTTTAGTTTAGTTAGTTAATTTGAGTAGTTTGGTAGTGAGCAGACATACATATTTTCCAAGTGGTTTGGTGTGTGTTTAGCTCACTTTTTTATTTATTAAAAATCGTAAATTAAATTCGTTATATAGTTATGAGAAAGAAGTTAAGTGTTCCTAATGATTTAAGCGAAATCACTTTAGGTCAATATCAAAAGTTTCACAAGTTACAAGAGCAAAATGATGATCCCTATTTTATACAATGTAAAATGATAGAGATATTTTGCAATTTAGATGCCACAGCTGTAAGACAAATGAAAATGTCTGATGCAGAAAGAGTGGCTAAAATTATTAATGATATGTTTGAAAAGAAACCACCTCTTACAAATAGCTTTTATTTAAACAGCAAAGAGTTTGGTTTTATTCCTGATCTTAATAATATAAGTTTTGGAGAATATATTGACTTAGACACACACATATCTAACTGGGATAATATGCACCTCGCTATGAATGTGCTATATAGACCAGTAAAAGATAAGATACAAGACAAATATTTAATAGAAGAATATGACTTAGACAGAAAAGATGAGCTACTAGAAATGCCAATGTCTGCTGTTATGGGGTCAATTTTTTTTTTGTTTCGTTTAGGGAGAGACTTGTCGAGGACTATGGCGAGTTATTTGGAAAAAGAGAGCAAGGTGGACTTGACAGCGTTTCTAACTTTTCAAGAAAATATGGATGGTTTCAATCAATATATGCACTCTCTCAAGGGTGTGTTGAAAGATTTGAAAATATCACTAAGTTAGACCTACATCAATGTTTGTACACCCTGACTTATATGAAAGAAAAGCAAGAGATAGAAAATAAAAGAATGAAAAAAAGTTTTAATAAATGAGCAATCAGGGAGTAAGGGGTTTTTATCAAGTAAGTGAAACAATTAAAAACCAGTTGTTAGATGACATAAACATCAATACAGTAACTACTGGAGACATCACACAAATCAATCTTAGAAAGCAAGATATATTTCCACTTGGTCATATAATTATTAATAGTGTTTCAATAGGAGAACAGGTTTTAAGATTTAATATTACACTACTTACTATGGATATTGTAAATATGTCTAAAGAAGAAACAATAGATATATTTAAAGGAAACACTAACGAACAAAACATACTCAATACACAATTAGGTGTAATTAACAAAGTGGTGCAAGTTTTAAAAAGAGGAACACTACACACAAACAAATACCAATTAGATGGAGACCCTGTTTGCGACCCTTTTTACGATAGGTTTGAAAATGAGTTAGCAGGATGGTCAGCTAATATGGATATAATAATTAATAACGATATAACTATATGCTAAAATGGAAGTTTCAGAAAACTCAAAATTAACACTTGATCTAAAAACTATTTCAATAATAATAATTTTTACAATATCTCTAGCAACGACATATTTTACTTTGTCATCATCAGTTGCACAAAACACACAAAATGTAATTGACTTAAAAGATAATTCTGTAAATCCAATAGAGTTTCAATATAAAGATGAGCTTGTAAGAGAAACTGTTAAAAGATTAGAGGAAAAACAAGATGTGCTTTCACAAGACATAAACGAAATAAAAGAAAACTTACAAAAAATAGATGATAGATTATATCAAATAAGCAAAAACAAATGAGAATTTTAATTTTTATATTGCTTTTTAGTAACACAGTATTTAGTCAAAAGTTTAAAAACGATATTAGTGTAGTACAATTTTCAGCAGGGTTTGTAAAAGAATCAGAAGTAAAGCTGACACCTTTTGAAGTTTACAATGTTTACTATTTTACAATGGAAGATAGAGCTGTTTTATTTAGAGAAGAAAATATAAAATATTTACCTACTGTTGTATTATATCATAATGGCAAAGAAATAATTAGAGTAGAAAGTGGTATAGATTTAAAATTACCTGAAAATTGTATTGAGCTTATAAACAAACACATAGACAAACTAATAGAAAACAAATTTTAATATGAAACAATTACTAACAATATTATTTTTATTAATAACACTAAACATACAAGGACAATTTTTTAAAGATGTTTTTAAGTATTCTACTTTATACACATCATATTCAGAAACCAGTCCATTATTTACACCTGACAGATATTTTGTAACACAAGAGGGAGATGTTGTAGATATAACACCTGAAAAATCTAATGATTATTTATTAAGTTTTGGATGGCGTAGAATTGCAAGATTTGACTACGAAAACAAAGCTAAAAAGTTTTATGATGGGTCAGAACAAAACTCTAGTTTACAATCTAACTCAGGATCAATAAAAGGACTTGAATATTTATTTCAATATACAAAAGGAAAACAAAGGGGTAGAGAGTTTACAAGTCAAAGATATTTTGTAAGATATTTAGCAAAATACTGGAGTGCAAAAATAGAGATGCAACAAAATGGTCTAATTAATTTAGATTATAAAGCAGCAGATGTAAGATTTAGATTACCTGTTAAAAAATTTAATTTTAGTATAGGGTCAGTTGTAAGGACACACAAACCTTATGGCTATTCTCCTATTGCAGAATATCTTGCACCTAGTGATGTAAACTGGTGGGATTTAGCTTACGAGTATGGTTTCCAAGATGTAGGTTACTCAATAGATTATAATTTTGATGGGCAACCTGATGCAATAGACTGGTACTGGCTAGATGAAAATGGAGAAAGAGTAGCAGACACAGATTTAGATTTTAGAAAAAACGATTATGAAGATATTGTAAATCATTATAACAAAAGAGAGTTAGATGCCATAGGAACTTTAGGCACATTGTCAGGTGTTGTCGGATTAGATTTTTACCATTATGGGAATGATGGTAAATGGTGGTTACATAGTTGGGGTAATGTTTACCCTATACACAAACATATCAGGGGTAATGAAAATTATAGTTATGAAAGATTTTTAGGAAAAAATGACTGGATAGATTACAATTATGGAGTTATGTTTGGTTGGAAAATAACAAAAAGTTTTGGTGTATTTACAGAATATGAAAAAACTAAATTTTGGGATAAAGATTTATTATATCTAAAAGCAGGTTTAAACTGGCAATTATAATGTTTGAAGAAAGTAAAAAAGAATTAATAAAATTTGCTGAATATGTTATACAGCAGTCAAGAAGTAACCTTAGTAGAGACAGAGGGGATAGTAAACACCCTAATAGAAACAATACAAGTAAACTTTATAAGTCATTGTCTTTTAAACCTGAAGTAGAAAAAGGTGCATTGCTTGTACAATTTCTTATGGAAGATTATGGAGAGTTTGTAGATGAGGGGGTAAAAGGTGCAAACCCAAATAAATTACCTAAAAAATCTGTATGGAAAGGAATACAAAAAGCACCTACAAGTCCTTATAAATTTGGCACAGGATCAGGCAAATCAGGTGGCTTAACAAAAGCAATAGAAAAATGGGTAAAACAAAAAAAAATAAAAGGTAGAGATAAAAAGACTGGTAGATTTATAACACAACAATCTATGCAATTTTTAATAACAAGAAGTATATATTTATCAGGTCTAAGAGCTACACAATTTTTTTCAAAACCATTTAACAAAGGGCAGAAAAAATATTTTGATGCTTTTCAAAAAGCGTTTGCATTAGATGTAGAAAAAGGAATAATATTAGGAACTAAAAAATGAGTATAATAAAATTAAGAAGTCCAAGATATGAGGTAAAATTAACACCCTCTACTGCTGTGTCAGCTAAGTTAGAATTAACAATAGATAGCACATTACGATATACAATAATAAAATCTTGTACAGCAGGATCAAATGTAGAATTTGAAATATCAGAATTATGTAGAGACTATCTTGATGTAGCAGTAGCAACAGATAATTCACACCCTGCCAATACTATTGCTATTTCAAGAGCAATTAAGTTTTACCCACAAGCAAATGCAAGTGGCACACAAGTAGGTAGCACAGACACAGTTACACATACAGGGATAGATGGTTATGGAATATTTACTGATGGAGTAAACCCAAAAATACATAGTTCTCAAGTATTTTTAGTATCTCCAAATTATGTAGGAACAGATAGTTATAAAGTATATGCACCAAGTGGTTACGAGGGTTCTTTTCCATATCTTGATACAAATCTTGCTGTACAATATAATGATTTTGATGCTTCTGAAACAAGCGTAACATTACGAAGCCAAACAATAACAATAGAAAGATTAGAGTGCAGTAAATACACACCTATTAAAGTTTTGTTTTTAAATAAATGGGGTGCTATACAAGAATTGTGGTTTCAAACAAAATTAGTAGATACATTAAACACTACACAAGAAACCTATCAAAAAAGTTTAGTAACTTTTGCAACTAGCAACACAGCAACACTAGACACGACACAACACAATATAAAAACATATAACAAACAGGGCAAAGGTAAAATAAGATTAAGCTCAGGATATTACCCTGAATTTACAAATGAGTGGTTTGAAGAATTATTGTTATCAGAGTATGTATGGGTTCGCAGACAAAACTATGCACAAGTAGAAAAAACAATACCAGTAAAAGTTGTTACAAGTGCTTTTACAAGAAAGACACAATTAAATGACAGATTAATAGAATACACAATAGACTTTGAAGAAGCGTTTGATTATATTAATAATGTTAGATAATGCAAAAATTACAGTTATACATAAACCAAAATATAGATCAAGACCTAACACCAATATATGTTAGGGTAGATTTATTTAATGATGAAAGCGTATCTATTACACAAACGATACAAAATGTAAAAGACATAGCTAAAATTTTTACAGAGTTTACTCAAACATTTAGTTTACCTGCTTCTAAAACAAACAACAAATTATTTAGACATTATCAAAGGTTTAATATTTCAGGAACTTTTGATGGTAGAAAAAAACGAAAAGCAAAAATAGAATTAAATAATATTCCATTTAAAGATGGTTTTATAAAGCTAGAGGGAGTAGATTTAAAAAATAATATAGCACACACATATAGAGTTACATTTTTTGGTAATACTGTAAATTTAAAAGATGTTTTAGGAGATGATGAATTAGGAAACTTAAGTAGTTTAGATGCTTTAAATGAGGACTATACTTATGCAAAAATTAAAGATAAAATAGAAGCAACTTTAACAAACAATAATTTATGTGTTCCATTAATTACACATACACAACAATTAATATATGATAGTGCTTCAAGTAATGCACAATTAGGCAATTTATATTATAATTCAAATGCTTCTTATAATGCTAATGGGGTTTTTTGGAAAGAATTAAAATATGCAATTAGACTACAATATATTATAGATGCAATAGAATCACAATATAGTGAAATAACATTTAGTAATGATTTTTTTAATAACACATCTGTTACAGAATTTTATAATTTATGGATGTGGTTACACAGAAAAAAAGGAAATGTAGAAGCAGAGACACAACTAAGTTTAGTTTTTGTAACTGCTACACCTATGGGTATTGTAAGTGGCTCAAGTGGATATTTTAGTGCATCAGGTAATGCTTTAATTTACCAACCAATGCCAAGCACACACACATTAGATTCTAATACATTAACTATTAACCCAACTACAAATGCAACATATAGTGTAAGGGTTTTAAGAAATGGTAGTGTATATAGTGAGCTAAGTAATGTAACTGGTTTACAAACTATGTTTAGTAATATAACAGTTCCAACAGGTTCGTACTCAATAGAAATAGCATCAGTAGCAGGAGTAACATTTAATGCACTTAATATATCGTGGGAATTTAGTGTTACTGTAACTGATGATGATGATGAACAAGCAAGTGGAAGTTCAGGTTTTACTATTGCATTTAAAAACTCACAGGCATTTACAACAAGTACAACTATTCCTTTTAATATATCAGCACAAATACCTAAGATAAAAATAATAGATTTTTTAACTAATATATTTAAGATGTTTAATTTGACTGCATTTGTAAATGAATCAGGCACTATTGTAATACAAAAGTTAGATGATTTTTATGCAGCTTCTTCTATAACACATAACATAGATGATTATGTAGATTCAACAAAAAGCACAGTAGATGTTGCATTACCTTTTAAAGAAATAGATTTTTCTTATACTGGTTTAGGTACATTTTTATCTAAACAATATGAACAATTAAACAACAGAAAATGGGGTTCTTTAGATTATTCTGATCTTGACTCTTTTGATGCACCACAAAATCAATATAAGGTTAATGTAAGTTTTGAGCATTTGCAATACCAAAGATTAATTAATTTAACAGGTAGTGCAGATACAGACATACAATGGGGTTGGTCAGTAGATGACAATAAACAATCTTATATTGGTATGCCAGTAATATTTTATGCTATTGAAATTAATAATGGAGATAATATTTCTTTAAGAAATGATAGTGGAACTATTGCATCAGTTAATGATTATATTATTCCATCAAATTCATTAAGCACAAGCCCATCTACCAGTAAAATAAATATAAATTATAATTTAGAAATTAATGAATACAATGCAGAAAATTCAAATGCAAGTGTATTTACTGATACATTATTTGAAAGAAATTATAAAACATATATACAAAGCGTGTTTAACAATAACAAGCGTTTAACTAAAGTAGAAGCGTATCTACCATTAAAAATCTTTTATAATTTAAAATTGAACGATAAAATTTCGTTAAATAATTATACATACAAAATTAACAGCATAACTACAAACCTAATAACAGGAAAAAGTAGTTTAGAATTATTAAATGAAATATGATAAAGAATATAATAGACTTATTACAAATAACAAATGGAGAAACTGAGAATATTAAGATAGCTCAAGGTAAATATAAACTTGCTGAAAGTTTTAGAGAAATGATAAAACAAATAAAACAAAACAGAGATGCCACAAAAAGTAGTAGTTGATTTTGAGTTACAAGCAAAAGAAGCTGAAAAAAATATAAAGAAATTACAAGACCAAGTAGCTAATCTGCAAAAAAAAGTAGAAGAAGCTAATAGTAAGACTGAGAAAGGTGTATCTAAAATTGGTAAAGCAGCAAAAGGTGCTGCAAGTGGGGTCAAAAAAGTCGGTTCTACAATAGGTAACTTAGCTAAATTCGCAGGTGTTTTATTTATACTACAAAAAGCATTTGAATTTATCTCAGAAGCAGTTAGAAGTAACCAAACAGTTATGGATGCTCTTACTACTGCAACAGAGACAGCACAAATTATATTTAATCAAGTAGCTGATACCATATTTAAAAACTCAGAAAACTTTGATGCTCTAGGTAGAATAATGGGTAATCTTCTTACTCTTGCTCTTACTCCTATTAAACTTTCTTTTTATGCTATTAAAGCAGCGTTATTAGGCGCACAATTAGCGTGGGAACAATCTTGGCTAGGTGGAAACGATCCTGAAAGAATTAAAGAACTTAAAGCAGAGTTAAATGGTGTAAAAGAAGATGTTATTGAAATAGGTACAGAAGCTCTTGATGCAGGAAAAGGTATTGTTAATGATTTTGGAGAAGCAATTTCGGAAGTTAGTAATATAGCAAAAGTAACAACAGAAGCATTAAGCGCAGAAAACATAAAAGCTGCAACAGAAACAGCAAAAGCTAACAAACAATTAAGAAAAGATGCAGAATTAGCAAGGGTAGCAAATCAAGGTTTAATAGAACAATACGATATACAAGCAGAACAACAAAGACAAATAAGAGACAATGATCTTATTAGTATAGCCGATAGAATTGAAGCTAATGATAAATTAAAAGCTACTCTTACAAGTCAAAAAGAAGCTATGCTAGAAAATGCACAAGCAATTTTAGCAGCAGCAGAAGCACAATTTAAACTCACAGGACTAGATGAAGATAACATTGCATTACAAGAAGCTAAAAATGAACTAAAAGCAGTAGAAGCACAGATTACTGGTTTTATGTCAGAACAAGAATCAAACAGAATTGCTTTGTTAAAAGAAAAAATGGAGTTAGAAGCTAGTGATACAGAAGCAACAGCAGCAAGACAAGCAGAACAAAGAGCATTTAATGCAGAAATGATGGAGAATGATATGGCTCGTATGCAACAGATGTTAGATGATTTAGAATTAGAAAAAACAATAGAAGAAGAAAGACTTACTGCAAAAAGAAATTCATACAAAAAAGGAACACAAGCATATATTGATGCAAACAATGAGTTATTAGACTATCAACAAGCTAATGCAAACGAGCAAGAAAAGATAGAAAAAGATTTAGCAGTAGCAAAACAAGATGCAATCACAGGTGCTTTAGGTAATCTAGCATCAATAGTAGGTAAAAATAGTAAATTTGGAAAAGCAATAGCAATAGTACAGGCAATTAGAGATACATTTTCAGGTGCTAACAAAGCGTTATCAGCTAGTCCACCACCTTTTAACTTTATTGCAGCAGCAGCAGTAGTTGCAGCAGGTATTGCTAATGTAAAATCAATAACAAGCAGTAAAGAACCATCAGCACCAAGTTTTGCAAAGGGTGGAACAGGGGGTGCTGCTACACCTGCTGTACCTGCGACACCATCTCCAGTAATGCCTGACATAGCATCAGTAGGAGATAGTGGCTTAAATCAACTAGCTAGTGCAATAGGAGATCAATCACAACAACCTATACAGGCATTTGTGGTTTCTAATGATGTAACAACTGCACAAGGACTGGAAAGAAATATTGTTGATGGTGCAGCAATATAAATACAAAATTTAACTAAAAAATCGTTATAAAAATATGAGAATCGTAGAACTTATTTTAGATGAAGCTCAAAATATGATGGGCATAGAAGCAATCTCAATAGTAGAAAACCCTGCAATAGAAGAAAATTTTTTAGCATTAAAGTCTGATGAGATAAAACTTGCAGAAGTTAATAAAGAAAAAAAGATATTAATGGGTGCATTACTTATTCCTAATAAACCTATTTATAGAAAAGCAGGAAAAGATGAATATTATATATATTTTTCTAAAGACACAGTAGAAAAAGCATCACAATTATACCTTAAAAATGGTAATCAAAACAATTCAACACTAGAACATAAGCACGAATTAAGTGGACTTACTCTAGTAGAAAGTTGGATAGTAGAAGATACTAAGTTTGACAAGTCAAGAAAGTATGGTTTAGATGTACCAGTAGGTACTTGGATGGGTGCTGTCAAAGTAAACAATGATGATGTGTGGAATGAGTATGTAAAAACAGGAAAAGTAAAAGGATTCTCAATAGAGGGTTACTTTGCAGATAAAATGGAAAGACCACAAGATAATACTACTGGACTTAGTGAGCAAGAAGCTGATTTATTACTTAGTCAAATTGCAGATATTGTAAAAGGAATAGAAATAAATCTTGATAAAGTAGTAGATGATGATTTTGCTATTATTGCAGATAGACTTGCTTATTCCTCAAAAGAAAAAGCAGAAGAAGTTGCACAGGATATGGGATGTGAGGGATCACACGAACACGAATTAGAAGATAAAGTGTGGTATATGCCTTGTAAACAACATAAATTAAAAAAACCTTGTCAAGCAGGATATGAGCAGTATGGTATGAAAATGAAAAATGGTAAAAAAGTACCTAATTGTGTACCTATTAAAAAATAATATAAGATGATAAACAAGACCAACATTAATAAAGTTTTAAAAAAAATTAACACAGAAGAAGTAAATTTATCTGTGGCAAAAGTTAAACTTTCTAAAATGGAAGATTTAGAAGATGCAGTAGGAACAGCAGCTATGATGCAAGATGCTTTTGAAGAAGCGTATGATGATGCACAAGTGTTAGTAATTAAAGCATCAGACATTATAAGGTTTGACTGGTCAGATGCAATTACAGAAGCAGAGGGTGCTTTACAAGAATTAGAGGTTGCATTTAAGGAATTAGGAGTAGATGAACCAAGTGAAGTAAAACAATACAGAAAACAAATAGAAGAATTAGAAAACGAAAGAGTTATTGCAGATAAAAAATTAGATGGAATAGGTAAATAAACAAATTATGATTAATAAACACAACATAAACAAAGTATTAAACAAACTCCCTAAAGATAAGGTTGAGTTAGAGAAAGTTCAATTATCTGTTTCAGATGATTTAGGTAAAATGGTGTCTGCTTTAGAAAAAGCAGCTCAACAAGAAAAAGAATTATTATCAGAAATTAAAGAAGTAACTAAAGTAGAAAAAGAAGTTCTAAAATCTATTAAACAAATAGAAAATAGAAGAAATAAGTTATACGATAAAGCTGATAAAATTATTAAAAAGATAGATTCTGAATTTGATGATGTAAATGATCTAATAATTAAAGCAGATCAAGCTGCTAAAGAATTAGGAATTAAACCTGAGCAAATACCAAATTACAAAAAAGTAGATTCTGCTTATGGTAAAATCGGAGAATTAGTATTAAATGACCTTTTTCTTGACAATCCATACTTTTAATATAAATGTCTAAAGAAACATATATACCAAGTAGAACAAGTCCAAAGGGAAGTACAAGGGGTTGTCTATGTAAAGACAAAGATACTTACTCTAGGGAGTGCTGTGATGGCTCATTATGGGCGCAAGGCATAGGAGTAATAAGCAGAGTTGCAAGTTAAAAATGCAAAATTAAATTTATAAATCGTTAAATAAGTAATTATGAAAAGTAGTGAAATGATAAACAAAATTCGTACACTTTTAAATATTCAAGTACAGCTTGAAGAAAGGAAGTTAGAAAATGGTACTGTTGTAGAAGCAGAATCGTTTGAAAAAGGGCAAGAAATCTTTATCGTAACAGAAGATGAAAAGGTTGCAATGCCAGTTGGCGAATACATCTTAGAATCAGGCGAGTTAGTCGTTGTTGAAGAAGAGGGTGTAATTGCTGATGTTAGAGAAGTTTCTGATGAAGCTCCTGAAAAAGAGGAAGTGGAAGCAGAAGAAAAGTCCGAAGAAGAAAAAGAGGACTTGTATAAATTCTATGAAGAATTAAAAGACAGAGTTTCTGATTTAGAAAAAGTGGTTGAAGAAATGAGATCATACGAAGATAAAGAAGAAGTTGAAGCAGAAGCAGAAGATGGTTCTCCTAGACAACCTAAATCAAGAACTATAAAAGAAGAATTTTCTGAAAATAAAATTGAAGTAAACGAAGAAGAAGTCGTTGAAAATAAAGTTTCAGAAAAAGAAGTTAAAGAAGAATTGAAAGAAGAATTATCTGCACCTGCTGCTGAACCGATTAAACATAGTCCTGAAGCATTAGTAAAAAAAGATAAATTTCAATTTTCACAAAGAAGGAAACTATCAACTTTAGATAGAGTTTTAAGTAAAATAAATAATAAATAAATTTTAAAAAATGGCGTTATCAATTACATCAACTTATGCAGGGGAATTTGCAGGAAAATATATAGCAGCAGCTCTCCTTTCTTCAAACACTATTGAACAAGGTGGTATTGAAGTTAAACCGAACATTAAATTAAAAGAAGTTATCAAAAAGGTAGCTACAAGTGGACTTATTGCAAATTCTAGTTGTGATTTTACTGATGCAGGAAATGTTACTCTTACTGAGAGAATCATACAACCTGAGGAATTTCAAGTAAACTTACAATTATGTAAAACTCCTTTTGTGTCTGACTGGGAAGCAGCACAGATGGGTTATTCAGCATTTGAAAATATGCCACCTAAATTTTCAGACTTTTTTATCGGTCATATTTCAGCAGAAATAGCAGCGAAAAATGAGCAAAACATTTGGGTAGGTGCAAATGCAACAGCAGGAGAATATGATGGTCTAGTTACACTAGCAAAAGCAGATTCAGATGTTTCTGACATTACAGGAACTACTGTTACTCACGCTAATGTTATTGCAGAAATGGGTAAAGTAGTAGATGCTTGTCCTAATGCAGTTTATGGTAAAGAAGATTTGAACCTATATGTTTCTAAAAATGTAGCGAAAGCGTATGTAAGAGCTTTAGGTGGTTATTCTATTGGCGTTGGTGCTAATGGTATTGATGATAAAGGTCAAATGTGGTACTCAGGACAGGGTCTTTCATTTGATGGTGTCAATATCTTTATGGCTAATGGTCTTTCTGACAACCAAATGATGTTAGCACAAAAATCAAATTTATATTTTGGAACAGGTCTATTAAATGATTTAAATCTTGTAAAAGTTTTAGATATGGCAGACTTAGATGGTTCTCAAAATGTGAGATTTATTGCTAGATACACAGCAGGTGTTCAGTATGGAATCGGAAGCGAAATTGTACTTTACGATCCAACAGTATAAATAATTTATAAAAAGGGGTAGGGTTTTACTCTACCTTTTTTTTAACCTTTTAAAAATATAATAATATGGCTTGTACATTAACAAAAGGGAGAGAGCTACCTTGTAAAACAGGGGTAGGTGGCATTAAATCTATCACATTTGCTGATTATGGTACTTTAGGTGCTTTAACTATTGCAAATGAAATGGTAACTGATTTTGGTGGAAGTCCAACATTTATGAAGTTTGATGTAAAGGGTACATCAACTTTAGATACTACTGTAACAAGTAGTAGAGAAAATGGAACGACTTTTTACGAAACATCAGTAGTAATGAACCTAATCTTTCAAGAAGAAAAAACACAAGCTGAGATTAAATTACTTGCAGTATCAAGACCTCATATTATAGTTGAAGATTATAATGGTAATTTTAGACTGGTAGGTAAAGATCACGGCTGCGAATTAACAACTGGTACATTTTCAAATGGTGCAGCTATGGGAGACCTTTATGGGTACTCTTTAACATTTGTTTCACAAGAAACAGAAGCACCTGACTTTGTTACAACAGCAGCATACAATGCAGAATCACAGGGTACACAAATAGATGTAAACTAATCTGCTATCTCAGCACTAATAAACTCTTAATATTAGTATATCAAAGCACTCTTTTCAGGGTGCTTTTTTATTTTACAAATTGACTTATTTTAATCGTTATATACATAATGATAGTATTGACTACAAATTCATCACAAACACTTAGTGTAATACCTAGAGAATATTTAGGGTCATTTACTATTGATGTAAGAGATGCTTCGTTAAACAAAACTTTTTCATATTTTGAAGATACAGTTACTACAAGTGGAAACTATATGCAATTTACAAATAGTTATGTAGATGCTAGTGGTAATACAATATTTAAAGAAGCAAGATTTTATGATTTAGATTTATATGCAGATTTTAATTACTGGAATACTAATTTAAGTCTATGGGAAATGTATGATGAAATATGGCAAACAGATAGCAACCAAAAAGAAAGAGTTTATAAAGATAGAATATTTGTTACTGACCAAGACATAGATCAGAAAAACGATAATGACCATTATGGTATTAACAAGGATCAATATGTAACTAATAATTCATTTGATAATGAGTATATTGTAATATGAAAAAAAGAAAAAGAAATAGTTTAGGACAATTTGCTACAAATTCAAAGTCTGAAATTAGTCTAGTAAATTTAAGTAGTTATACCACACCTATAATGAAAGAACAACCCAATAAAGACTGGGTTAAGTTTGGAGAAGATAATGATTATTTTCAATATATCTTAGATAGATACAATGGTAGTGCAACAAATCACGCTGCTGTAAATGGTATAGCACAACAAATATTTGGAAAAGGTTTAAATGCCTTAAATGCTAATAAAAAACCTGAGCAGTACGCTAAAATGGTCTCTTTATTTAAAAAAGACTGTGTTAGAAAAATTGCTTATGATTTTTATTTGTTTGGTCAAGCAGCTATACAGGTTGTTTATTCAAAAGACAGAAAAACATTAGCGACAGCTGAGCATTTTCCAGTAGAAACATTAAGATCAGAAAAAGCGAATGAAAAAGGAGATGTAGAAGCATATTATTATTTTAAAGACTGGTCTAAAATTAAACCTAATGAAGAACCTAAAAGAATAGCTGCATTTGGTACAAGTAACGAAGCAATAGAAATACTATACATAAAACCATACAAAGCAGGTTTATACTATTATAGTACACCATCTTGGAATGGATGTATTCAGTATTGTGAGCTAGAAGAAGAAATAAGCAATTACCATATTAACAATATACAACAGGGTTTAAGTCCTACAATGTTAATTTCAATGCACAATGGAGTACCGAACCCTGAAGAAAGAAGATTATTAGAAAGCAAAATAGCACAAAAATTTAGTGGGTCAAGTAATGCAGGTAAATTTATACTTAGTTTTTCAGATTCTAAAGAACAAGAACCAAGTTTAACACCTGTACAATTATCTGATGCACACCAACAATATGAATTTTTAAGTAATGAGTGTTCTAGGAAAATAATGATAGGTCATAGAATAGTTAGTCCTTTTCTTTTAGGTATTAGAGAAAATGGTGGATTTGGTTCTAATGCAGATGAAATTAAAACTGCAAGTTTGTTGTTTGACAATACTGTTATTAGACCTCTACAAGAGATTTTAATAGA